AGGAGTTAGCTGTTGATCAAATTGTTTTGTTGAATCACCAGAATCAGTTCTAATAAAAGCATCTACTATCTCTAAAGCTGCACTATTAGCAGCGTAGCTTGATGTACCAGCAGTAAGTGCTTGTGATGCTTGTTCTATTTTCCAAAGGTTTAATCCTTTATTCTGCCATTCTAAAAAAATTAAATTTAAAGCACGTCTAGCAGTTCTGTAATCATAACCAGAACGCATGGTTAAGCCGCATAGTTCATATGCTTCTTCCATAATATCTGATAAATCTAGATTAAATGTAGTAGTTCCACTACTTGCCATGTTTTCTCCTAATTGCTTCTTTACCTTTTTTAGCAATAGCAGCTTGTTGATTTTTACCAGCTACCTTAGCTCTTTGCTCTAACACTGTTAATATTTGTATCTTACGAGCAAATGGTTTGTTAATTTTCTTTACCTTAGCTACAGTTTTTCTTGCATCCGCAGGTGTTGCAAATTTAATTCCTACTGTATCTTTAGGGTTTTCATCTGTGTATAGTCTACGTCCAGAACCTTTAGGTTTTTTTCCTGTTCCTACTTTTGGGTCTCTTTTTCTTTTCACTATACTTTTTTTTACTTGCTGGTGCTCTGTTTGTCATTACACCAAAGTTTGTTCTGGTCATTACCATTTTACTTTATGTGACCAATATCTTGCACTTAACTTATCTGGTGATGAATCTTGTGCATTATGTCTAGCATAATAAGATTTTTTTCTAGCTTTATCTTTTTTAGTTTTAGGATTCTTACCTGCACCTTTTACACCTTGCTGACCAAATCTAATAGTTTTAATCTTGTCGCCTTTTTTAGCAACTACTACATGAGATTTAGTTGGGTGATTAGGGGTACGTTTTGGTTTGTTGTACCCACTAACACCAGCTTTCTTAAGGCGTGAATCCTTTTTACTCCTAGACATAATAAATATTTACCAGTCTATGATTTTCCACCACCAAACATTTTCTTAACGTAATCTTGATAAGCGACTACACCGCCTTCTTTCATAACATTTTGTCCTGCTTGATTTTTTTTCATGCCAGGTTTTTTAGGTTTTTGTACTGGCATAACTGGTGATTTTCCACCCATCATCATACCCTTTCTTTCTCCAGATACACCGCCTGCACCTTTTTTCTTAACTTTGGATTTAGACATACCACCGCCACGTTTCATAACTTTGGACTTAGACATACCTCCACCCATTCGTTTCATTACTTTAGATTTTTTACTTCCAGCCATTTTTGTTTCCTCCTTTGGATAAGCTGTTGAAAATTATTATCTTTATAATTTTTATAATAACCTTTTTTAACAATACTATCTGATGCTTTAACTAAAGTTCCAAGTCTTTGTATAAAGATTTGATAATAGTCTTCATCAAATAGTGGTTCAAAATTAATTTGAGTTGCAGCATGATCTATTTCTGTATCAGGATGTGATCCCATTATCCACAGATCATTTTGTACTGCTTCTTCATTTAGTATATTTATACGATTTTCTAATTCTTCTGCAGTTATTTCATCATAGTCAGTGCCACAATAAACTACTACATCGTAATTATCATCGAAGTTTTGAATTATTTTTATTAGATCGTACCAATATCCGCCTTTACCATGCATTACCTTTACCCTTTTACTATTCCATGAATGTTTAGCAAAAGGGCAAGCAGGTAAATTATTAAAGTCTTTATTAGGTTCTTCTAATACACGTTGACTCCATTGACGTATTTCTTGCATCAATAAAGTTTCGTCAAGCATTATTTTTTTGCTTTAGGTCTTCCTGGCTTTTTTTTAGCAACAGCTTTCTTTTTAGCTGGAGCTTTTTTCTTAGCTGGTGCCTTGCCTGAAACATAAGCTTCATTTACATCTGGTGTTGATGGATCATCTGCTTTGTAATGACCAGATTTATTTCTAGCTCTTTTTTCAGAACCAGATAACTCAGCGTGTTTACGTTGAGCATCTTCTAAATCTGGATCAGGTCCAAATACAGGTTTATAAATACCATCTTCATCCTTTTGTAAAACAAAATATTCAGGTGGGAAGTTACCATTTTCTGAAATAATATATTCCATAATTGCTCCTATTAATCTGAGTAAACTTTTACCATCTCTAAGACAATTGAATAAGTATCTCCAGAACTATGCCCTTTAGTTGTAAAAAGAATATCTCCTGTTTTACCACTACCTGCATTGTTTGGAATACCTCCAAATTCTTTAAAGTCCATATGTCCATTACTACTTTCAGCTAGCTCCATAAGTAAAACATTACTTGTTGCATCAAAAAATAATTGCACAGACATACCAACGATAGCATGACTAACACGCATTATTCTAACTTCAGAACAGGCTTTACCTTCTGCGTTAGCTGCTAAGGCAGAAACATCTACCTTAGCTACTGCGGATTCTCCACTACCATCGCTGACATTGGTAAACTTCATTACTGCATTTCTTTCCCCATCAATGATGGTTTGTGAAGTTACTGCATCAGCCATAGTTTACTCCTTATGATTGATCAGCAAACGCTGGAGCAGTTGCTGAAATTACATTACCCCATACATACCAATTAACTGAATCCTTGGCTAGGATATTAATTTCCATTACTCCAAAAGCTGTAAGAGTTAACTTTGAATTTGAATTACCATCAGAATAAACTGATACGTTATCAGCATTTGTATCTAAATGTTGTACACCGCCAATATAAAAATTTGTATCAGAACCTGTATCAAAAATTACATTTTGTGCTTCATCAGCAGCACCACCATAAATAAATTTAAAGTGAACTCCTTCTGAAGGGCTAGGTAAAGTGATTGTTCTGTTTGATGCTAACGCAGGTATTACATTTACTCTGCCACCATTTGCAGCAGCAGTAACTGAAACGTCTGCATCAGATAATGCTACAGGTGCTATTTGTATACCAGAACCATCTAAAGTAAATGATTCAGTTATTGCTCCTGTGCTTGAGTTTTTTGAAATGACCTTAAAGCCATTTTCAGACCTTACTGGTCCATTAAAAGATGTATTTGCCATTGTTTCCTCCTATCGGAAATAATCTATCATCTTGGCTTGTCTGCTAGGGCAGTTGATAGATAAAGTTTTAATATCCCTAGATATGAAAAAAAGGGGAGCCGTAGCTCCCCTAATTGGTTTAGCTTGAACCTGGTGATCCAAAGATACCTAGCGGATCAGATACGCCAAAGCTATATCTTTCTCTTGCTTTATATCTTACGTTACCAGTGTCAAAGTCTCCGTCCATGCTTGTTACCATAGGACTTCTGACAAAATGCTTCATGCCATCAGGCACATCAGTGATCAAGAAGAAAGCATTTGTATCAGTTAAATAATGATTAACTGAATAGCCTTCTGGAATCACACCATTGTTTTTGATAGCGTTGATATCATTATCAGCAGAACCTACTCTGTACTCACTCTCTAAGAGTCGTGCAGCAACAAACTGTAAGTCAGTTGGAACGATGAGCTTTCTTGCTCTAGCTGCGATCTTAAGACCTCTTTCATCAGTCCATTTGCTGATCTGAATAATAGCATCTTCTAAAGATGTTTCATTCAAGTCTGCACCTGTAACTGGTCTGTTAGAGTTCTTGCCACCATTTACTAATGGGTGACCATCACCGCCAGTAACTCCATCTCCACTTGCTGTAAACAGGTTAACCCCATCTCCAGATTGGAATGAATTTGTAAACCCGTTATTCAACGGAGCTGCTGCTTTCACTTGTTTTGTGTAAGCCATAGCTCTAGCTAATGCTTTAGTGTATCTGGCTGATAAACTTACATAAAGATTATCTTCCATAGCTTCTTCAGTAACTGAGAAACCTAAAGCAATAGTTTCGTGTGTATAACGTGCAACAAAAGATTCGTTAGCTACATCGTATGATATTGCAGCACCCTCATCTTTTACTGGAGCAGCACCAAATCCTGAAAGCTTTAGTTCCTCTTCAAATGATCTCTCAGAGTTTTCACTTACATAAATTTGCTCATGCTCGTTTTCGTAGTTGTTGTACTCTTCTCCAAACAGTGCGTTTAAGCCTGGTAGGAGTTGTTTTAATTCGTTAGCTCTTGAAATACTAGCCATTATATTCTCCTATTAACCTATTCCTGTTGTGTTAAGTAACTGATGTCCAGTGTTGAACATCACCAATACGTCAGTGTAACTATCACCAATTTCACTATCTCCTCCTTCTACGAAGTCAATAATTTTAAGTGGTAAAGTATTTGTTGTAGCTGCTGTGCTACCATCAATGGCATTTTTACTAATACCAAATTTAGTAGAACCTGCAGTTTGTACAACCGCTACATTCTTCCCTAGATCATCTTGACCTAAAGACTCGTCTGACTGCATCTGCATTACTAAGAATGGGTCAGATGCTACATATGCCACAAGATCATCTGCTGCTGTTGAAGCAGGATATTGTGGACTGTTAGTAAATTGACCAGATACTGGGTCTGTATAAGAACACCCAAGGAATACTCCTATTGGTGTTAAAGACGTTGTACCTGTATCTTTTTGAATTGTTGTGTTCGGGTTATCATCTGCCCACTTTACAAAGTCACCATAGAATATGGCTGTGCCATAGTTATTCTTAATTTTATAGTGACTAATTTTTGCATTGTAAGCACAAGAAACTAACGAACCAACAGGTCTTGCTCCCATTGGAGCTGCTGATGAAGACATAGTCTCCTCCTTTCAATAAAAAAAGTTAATCTAAAAGATTAAGAATCTCTACCAAAGGTTGTTTTTGATTTTCTTTCAAACACTTGCTTGGTAGCCATTCTAGAATCTTGGTCCTTAAAATATACGTTATCTACAGATTCCATTTGAGTTTGAGCCATTTTTCTAAAATGGTTGTCTCTAGCTTCCGCTTTCTCTTTTGGCATCTTACATAACAATTGCCCACCAATTTCAATGTGTCCTTTTTCCGCCCATTCAGATTTATAGTCCATCATATGAATATGTAATTCAGGATGATCTTCTGATCTGCAAGGTATCCAGCCTTCCCTAAATTTCTTAGAAACATTGGGATTATCAGGATTGCCTAAAGTAGCAGTTCTGATATATCTAAATACCCATCCAGGTTGTGGATCAGGATTTGGTAAATTGGAGGGATTTTCCCAGCTTTCAACTCGCTGGTGAACCTCTCGGTCTTCTGAAGCCCTTGGGCTACGCACTTGTTCTGAAGTCTCTTGGCTTTCTGGCTCTTGTACTTCGTTTAGTAAATTATCAATTTCTTTGCTCATTATGAATCCTTAAGTAATTGTTTTGCGTATTGCTCAGGCGATATACCAAGTTGACGTGCTAGTTTCACTTGCGTCTGAGTTAAACGTACATTGCGAGGACTATTCTTTCCACCAGTAGCCCTAGATGCTGGTGCGACAACATTTGCTGGTTGTCTTTTTTCTTCTATCTGCACTTCTGGTTGAGCTTCCGCTTCAACTTGAGGTGCTCCAAAAAAACTTGGGAACTGCTCTCTCATAGCTCTATCTACTTCGCTATAATAAGCATTTGAATCTTTTGCTGGGTTTACACCGCTAGCTTGTAATTTTTGATCTACATACATTGCAAAGGATGTCATTTCCTTATGTACAGGTTCACTACCCATAAACCAAGGATTTTTTTGTGCCCATGCTTGCATATCTGGATCAGGTTGTGCAGGTTGTATTGGCTGTGCTGGGATATTAGCTGCAACTTGTTGTTGCATCATTTGTGCATATCCTGGTGCCTGTTGTTCTGCTAATGTAGCTTTTGCAATTTCTGCTTGAGCTTTTACCATAGCATCTGCATCACCATCTTCGTAAGCTTTCTTATATTCAGCTTGAGCATTTAACTTTGCCCATTGTGCATTATTTAAAGCTTGTTGGTTTACAACTTTGCCTCCTTCAGCAACTATTTGTTGTAACCTTTGATTGTCATGTAAAAGAGTCTTAAGTTGTTTTACTGCTTCTTGTTTTTCTCTCTCTGCAGCCTCTTTAGCTCTACGTTCTTCATGATATTCATATTTAATTTTACTAATACGTTTACCAGCTCTTTCACTTAACTCTGAAATCTCTTGATCAACAGTATCGTCATCAACTGTTTCTTCTGTTGTTTGTTGTTTTGGTGGTCTTCTATCTTCTTCTGGTGTGTCGTCAACGACTTCAACATTTAATTGTTCATCGTTATTTTTTTTAATTTCAGTCTTTACACCAAAAAATTTATCTTCACTTGTCTGTGGCTTTATATCACCACTAGCATCTGGTTCAAATTTCGTTTCAATTGAAGTTTCTACAGTTTGCTCACTCATGCTCTAACTACTCCTGTTGGGTCTTCGACAACTGCTTCCACAGTATCATCGTTAATTAGACGAAACTCTTTACCATAAATTTTAATTCGAGTGCCAGAATAAGCACGAAACACTACCCAGTCTCCTTCTTTACAGTAGGGTCCATTTGGGAATCTTCCTTGATCGCCATATGCATCAGGACCAAGTTTAAGAACATATCCACATATGTTGCTAACTTCTTCATCCCTTACAGTTTGACTTGCCTTAATAATTCCTCCATCAGTCTTTTCATCAACTTCTGGCATAGCTATTAATATACGATACCCAGCAGGTTTAGGTAGTTGGCTTTTGGTTTTTTTATCAACCTTTGGCTCTTTTACTGCTTCTTTTTCTATTTTTATATCACTCATATTTTGCACAACTTTAAGGTGTTGAGTTTCCTATTCTTGTGTATGTTGTTCTATCCAGTCCAACATTTCACGTTCTGCGAGGGCTAATCCCTCTATAATTCCACACAGTCTTTTATACTCAGGGTAATCTTTTACATTACCAGTAGCGACATGATCTGCGTGTTCATTCATCACATCTCTGATTCTAACTTTCAACCACTCAGAAAGTGATTGCTCTTTAATATCAGATAACATACTATTTGCTATCTTGGATTATATCTTTAGCAATGTCAAGCCCAGTTTTAAAATCTTCTACTGCTTGCTTCTTGCTAGCTTTATCATTTTCTAGCAAATCGCTAGCAATTTTAGCTCCGATTTTAGTTCCTTCTATCTGTGTTTCTGCTTCAACTTTTTGTTGTTCTACTGCAAGTTTAGCTGCATCAAGTTGTTGTTGAGCTTGTTGTTTTTGTTGAGCTAATGAGAATCTTGCTTGATCACCCATAGCTTTTCTTTGAACTTCAGCTTCTTTAGTTGCTATTTCTCTTTCTTTCATTTGAATCAATGGGTCTTCTTGTTGAGCTGCAATTCTTTGTTGTTCAGCTTCTTGCATAGCATTTTGTGTAACTCTTGATGCTGCTTCTGCTACAAGATCAGAAATACGTTTTTCAACATCTGCAGGTATTGGCTCACCGATTGGTGGTAAAGCAATACCCATTTCTTCTTCAACTTGTTTTCTAAATTTCATAGTTAAATGATCATTAACATATGATGATGCTGCAGCAAGTATGCTTGGAGCATTTGGTGTTTTTTCTAAAATAGCTTGTACTTCAGGATTATCCTGAGCTGCAGCTACTGTTCCAATATGTGCATCATGATCTTGGAACTCATAAGCTTTAACTGGTTTATTGTTAATTAAGTTTTGAACTGCTGTTACAGGATCGACTGCAGGCACATCTCCTTCTTCAGGAATAACTTCACTTACATCTTGTATGCCTAATACTTCTAACATTTGTCTATGCAACTCTTTCATGTCATACATTTCAGGAGCTGTTTGAGCCAATTGCATTGCAGCTTGATACTGCATTATTCTTTGTGCCATTGTTGCAGCATTAGGATCAGATACTGGTAAGACATCTATTCTCTTATCAAAGTCTGAACTTTTAATTTCTTCTTCTTCACCAGTTTCATATGGATAACTTGGTTCTCCAAAGTCAGCAATTATATTAACTAATATATCAAACTCTCTTTTCATAGAAGCATGAAGCCTTGCTTGTACTGCACTCATTACTTTCATGTTTCTTTCTAGTAAAGCTAAAGTTGTACCAACTGGTGCTTGAGAGTTCATATCGCTAACTTTCATATCAGAAATGCTAGCAAACCTTCTGCCCTCTTCTACTATATTCTGCAGCAATTGGTATAAAGTCGGTGAAGGTTCTTTGTATGGAAGAAAAGTTATGTTATCTCTAATGGCACCACCTGGCACATCTACATCTCTAAATTCTCCAGGCATGATCGGGGTATCATCGCCTTTAATACGGAGTCCTCTAGCTTTGAGTCCACCAGGGAGATTAGATAATGTTCCTGCATCTACTAATTGTCTTAATAAACTTGTAGCTGATTTAGCTAATCCACCTATCATGTGAATTAAACCAAAGCCATAAAATCCTAATCCTGGTAAGTATTGGTAGTGAACAAAGTGTGATCTTCTTGATTTATTTTTATCATCCTCATAATAGTTCCTACGAATACTCAGGATCGTGCCACTAGGATAATCAAGCGTTACTACATAGGGCAGTTGAATACCCGTAGGTTCTCCATCTTTCATATCCTCGAAGCCAGGCAAATCTAAGTTTACCTGCATTTCAAGAAGTATATGTCTTTGATCATACTGGTCTGTTTCATTCTCACCAGTGAGTTCATTGTATTTTTCTGCTATATCAGAATATGAATTAGCTGCATCAGGTAAATCTATATCTCTATAGAATCCACTGACTTGCATCTTGCGTATATCATTATAAGACTTACGCATTACATGAGTAGCACGTTCACAAGTTTCTAAATCACTTGCACCATAATTAACTACTACATCTTCTGACGGAACAAATATTCCACTAGGTCTACCTAAACTAGGATCATAGTAAACTTTTCTAAATGCAGAACCTGCTAGTGGTAAAGAAAATAAAAGCTTTTCTGTTTCTGTTCTATATTCAGACATCTCATGAGTTAATAAATAATTCATGTAGTCTTGTACTCGTTCTGCTTGTTTTGATTTATCGTCAGTTATTTTACCAACGATTTTTGTTTTAACTGGTCCTGAAGCAGGGAATATCTCAGCAATAGCTTGAGACTGGAATCTAATAACTGCTTCACTGAGCATTGGGTGAAATACACCACAAGCTCCATTCCAAGGTTGTGTTCTTTCTTCTATCTTTAAACCTAGTTGATCTAACCCTTTAGTATAAGTTTCTTCCCATTCTTTACGAGAATCTTTGTCCATACTATAGGCAGCAACTAACTCAGACCCTATTCTTTCAAGATCATTCTCATCTATGTAATCAACTAGATTACTATTAAAGTCTGCTTCTGGTCTTTCTTCCTGTGGATCAAAATCAATAATCATACCTCCATCTTCAGTTTCTATTGAAACTGATTCTGGATTTTCTACTGATATACTTAGACCCTCACCTTGAGGCTCTTGTTCTATTAATCCTTCTACTGGCGTAGCAGGTTGTTTTTCTATTGCCAATTAAATCTCCTAGTAATAGTTAGCAGTTCTTGTAAAGTCTATATCCTCATCTTCTTCATCAGAATGTAAAGGAACAAAACCACCTTGTCTAAATCTTAACAAAGCTTGCGTACTGCTATCAACTAAATCATCGTGTTCTGCATTTGGAAATGCAGCAAATTGTTCTATGACTTCTTCTGCCCATCTTGTTTGAGGTGCCCAAACTATTCCTGAAGAAAACAAATCAGCAACAGCATTAACCCTAGCAATCTTATCGTTACCTCTGCTAGGAGTGTATTCTTGTACAGGGATACCCATTTGCCTTAGCTCAAAGATAAGCGGCATACCAGCAGCCTTAGCTTCGATTATAAAGGCATCTGGCTTATAAGACTGGTAACATTCCATAGCTCGCTGTTTAAGTTCAGGGAACTCAAGCCTAGCTTGATGTGCATCCAATAAAATAAGTTGAGGTGCTAATTGTCCACTTTCTTCACTTTCTCTGTAAAAGACACCCCAGGTGGTACACGCAGAGTAGTCAGCTCTTTGGTTTTTTAAAAAAGCAGTATCCCATGATTGAATGACAAATTCACATTGAGGGGGTTCTCTGTATTCCCATTCTTTCCACCACTCTCTTTTAACTATGGCTCCCTCTTCAGCAGTAGGGTCTTGCTGATATTGAGCCATCCATTTAGATGTAGGAAGTTCTGCTTTCAAAGCTTCGAGTTCTTCTAACTTCCAGAACTCAGACCATAGAGGATTACCAGAGGGTAAAATAGCTGGTAGCTCTATAACTTCCCATTGATCTGCTCCACCACGTTTAACGCTAGCATCGACTAATTGACCAGTAAGGTCTTTCTGATGCCACCTTGTCATAACGACAACAATGGAGCCTTTAGGTTGTAAACGCTGACGTGGACCTGATGTGTACCATTCATATGTCTTGTTAAATACGTTTACATCTGCACTCGCACCTTCTTGTTCTGAGTGCGGGTCATCAATAATAAGTAGATCAGCACCTTTACCAGTAACGGCACCACCTACACCTATCGCAAAATATTCTCCGCCTTTGTTGGTATTCCAGCGACCAGCAGCTTTAGAGTCTGCTTGCAAACTGACATCAGGGAATATTCTTTTATAATCTTGACTGTTGACGAGGTTTCTAACCTTCCTACCAAAACCCACCGCTAGTTCTGCTGTATGGGCAGTCTGAATAATCTTCTTATCTGGATATCTTCCTAGAAACCAAGCAGGGAGTATGTACGAAGCAAACTCTGACTTAGTATGACGAGGAGGCATATTGATAATTAAGCGTTTCAATTCACCATTGGCAACTCTTTCAAAAGCTTCAGCCATAATCTCATGATGTTTACCATGGATAAAGGCAGCCCACATTGAGTTAACAAAGGAAAGAAACTTGTCTTCACAGGATTCTCTTAACTTAGCTGCATCCAATTCTTCTAGCAGCGACAGTAATTCCCGTTTATCTTCTACACTTAAGTTGTGTAGATTGTTTAGTAATGGATTACTCATATATTTAGTATATACCAAACACTATGAACCAAATAAAAAAAACTTACTCAGTACCTATAGTAGGTACCTACCAGCAGTAGGTTCATACTTTCGGTGGTATATAGGTATATCTATCTACAGATTTTACAATATTGAACCGCTTCACAACAAAAGTCAACAAAATACATAAAAAAAATTTAGGCGATCTAGGGTCCCTTGCACCAATTCCTGGGCTTAGGGGGTGGGGTATACACAAACACCTGCTAGCAAAACGCAATACAATGGTCAAATTAGGTATATGAATGTGTAAATCACTATGTATGTATGACAGTCATAGGCGTGTGGGTATAGGGGGGGTAGGGGTATGCAAAAAGGTGGGTCAAAAATAGGGTGGTTTTGCTTTCTACTATTTGTTGCTTCTCAATAGCTGTTCGATCTTCTCTTCAATGTCTGCTTCTATCTCACCACTGCTTCTGCTCTCTTTGGTTTCTATGACATCACTGAACAAGCTGACAGACTTTCCTAGCAACTCTAAGGCTCTTACCCTAGATGCATCACTATCTGCTTGCTTACTCTCTTCATATAACCTCTCTATGACATAGTTTCTCGTTCTGAGGGAGGAAGCTACTACTGACTGCTCTTTCTTCTCAATAGCCTTTTGTATGCTTAGTGCTATCTTAGGGTTCGCTACAAGCTTGCTCGCTTCGACTTCTACCCATTTGGGTATCTTGCCAGTCTTCGTTAACTGAACGTCATATACCTTTGCATATGCTTCTTTGTAGCTACCTAACTTTCCTTTCACTATCTCATTAACAAATGCTCTCTGCTTCATGGTCAGATCAGTTTCTTTTTTCACAACTTCAAGCTTGGGTTTTTGGTCATCTCTCATGGAAGAAATATTAACAAGTAAATGATCATTTCGTAATGCTCACATACTGCTATCTAATTAAGTGTGCAATTTGATGATAGATAGCTTATACTTATCTCATGTTAACGAATAAGGAGTTTTATCGAACAGGACAACATTAAACACATGGGAGAGTGTACTGGCTCTCTCTTACTCATAATCCAGTACCGCACTGCTTTGACTAGTGAAAATCCAACACTACGAGTACGTCAGCGAAATACGAAAGTGGTCTGCTAAGGATATGTGTGTATCCTCTGATGATTGCGAAAGCATGAAAGCAGTTTTATTAATCAATCATATAAATACTATGGAGGTAATAATTATGATTAAACCAAGTAAAGCAAAACAGATAATGAAGTCTGTTTTAGATGGGAACAACGTTCCCTTTTTGTTAGGCGGAACTGGTGTTGGTAAGTCAGCAGTAGTGAAGCAATTAGCGGATGATCTTGCTAGCGATAGAAAGGTTGTCATTGATGAGATTAATCCTAAGAAAGATGAGTTTGGATTCATTGATTTTAGGTTGTCTCTTTATGAGAGTGTCGATCTAGGCGGTCTGCCTTACATCGATGAAAGCAATGCACAGAAGAGAGCCTTTTTAGGTAATCTTCCAACAGGTGGCGAGGGTGTTCTCTTCTTTGATGAATATGCCCAAGCCCATCCCAGTGTCCAAGCTGTCGTGGGTCAATTGATCTATGAAAGAAGACTGGGCGAGTATGTCTTGCCTACTGGGTGGAAATTGATCTGTGCGGGTAATAGAGCCAGTGACAGGGCGGGCAGTAATAAGCTTCCCTCTCACGTTATTGGTAGATGTTCCATCATCAACTTCGAGCATGACTTTGATGACTGGTCTAAATGGGCAACTGAGAATGAGGTGCATCCATATGTGATGGGTTTCCTCAGTTTTCAGCCTAACTCATTGAACATCTTCGATGCGAAGATCAGCGAGCCACAGGCTAGTCCAAGATCATGGACAAGATTGAGTGATACTTTGAAGACTAATCCTAGCAAGGATTTATATCAGACTATCGCTACTTGTGATGTGGGCGAACTGCAAGCCATAGAGTTTGTGAATTTCATATCTCTCATGGAAGACGTTCCTAACCTTACAGATATTCTGAAAGGCAAGGATGTAGATATCGTTGACGATGCAGGCATTTGTTATGCGACTTGTATTGCTCTGCTAGATAGAGTGGTCAATGCTAAAGACAAAGAGGTTCATGACTTCTTTGAAAATGCATTAGCCTACGTTAGAAAATTCCCAACAGTGGAGTTTGCTATCTTCTTTGTAAGACAAGCGGTAGCTAGAAGAGAGGAGTTAAAAGACTCTTCA